ATACCAACATACCAAACTCGATATTCTTCATCTTGTTTCCACACAGATTTGTTAGCAGCCCTCATAGTGTTTATCGTTTGATTTAAAAATAAAACTACGTTTGTGGCTTCACCACCTTTTGCGCTGTGAATTGTGGAAATTTTTATTCTAGGTGATTTAGATAGATCCTCTCCATTAATTATCATTTTAAAAACATAATCAATTTTTTCTTGTGATACATTCGTGAAAGCATCATACCATTTTAAAGATTTATTTGGTTTACCTTTTATTTTTTCAAGGAGTCTTTGTAGTTGCACCTCTGCTATCTCCTCACCTTTTCTAAATTTATCCCAGTTTAAAATGTCATCATAAAATTTTTTAGAAATACTTTGTCCATCTTTAGTTTCAAAAAAGAAACCTTTGTTTTTTAAAATTAAAGGAACTTGTTTTAATAATGGATTTGTTCTTGCAAGTATTAACCAATCTCCCTCACCCATATTTATTTCTTTAAAATCATACACGTCTAATACTTGTCCGTTTAATTGTCTTGGAAGGTAGTCTTTTTCTAATCTATTATCTTTAACTCTAGATATTATAGATAAAGCTTTTTGTTGTACAGTTTTTGGAACTCTTACTGATTGTTTTAATGGCATCTCTGTTGCATCCCAGTCTATAAACGAATCTACATCAGCCCCTGCCCAGCCAAATATTGCTTGATCATCATCTCCAGCTATCCACACATCACAACCATTATCTTTCTCTATTTTTTCTATCATATCCCACTGTATTTTTGATAGATCCTGTGCCTCGTCTATAAATATTACATCTAATTTATTTTGTATGCTGCCTTTTTCTAAAAATTTTTCTAACATATCTGTGAAATCTATAAGTTCGTAAACTTTTTTATACTGATTAATGGCAATATCTATAGCTTCTAATTTATCTCTTTCTACTTTGCCTAAGTGTTCGTTTAAATCTAACTGCTCTAGTGGTTTTATTCTTTTTACCCTAGCTAGATTAATTAATGTTAGATACTCACTGTCTGATGTAAATACACCATTCCAGGCATTCTTTTCGTAAAATGCATACTTAATTTGTATACCAGATGTTTCACCAATAACTTTGTAATTTAATTCATCCATTACGTTTTCCTCTTTTAATCCTAAATTATTAAATGCAAGAGAATGTAAAGTTTGAAAATATTTAATATCTTTTTTAGTTAAGTTTGGTCTTAATTCTAAAAATCTGTCTCTAGCTTCTTCTGATGCTTTTTTTGTAAATGCAAAATAGCCTATCCTATCTAGTGATATACCGGTATCTAAATATAATTTAACTTTATCTAATAATGTTTTAGTTTTCCCTGTGCCTGGTGGTCCTACAACTTTATATCTCATTAATAGTTATCAGCCTTTCTATCTGTTGGTTTATATTCAATCTTATCTACGTGCAGCTGTTCTAGTCTACAAACCTTAATTGTTTTGCCATCTACTTTTAGTGAGTAATTAAACTCTACATTAAATTTTTCTTTTAATTTCTGTCCTATTTTTTCTTTGGATATTTTCCAATCGCTACCTAGATGTGTTAAAAAAGATTGATATTGAAAGTAGTGATAACCGTTCTCTGTTAAACACGACCCCAGTCTTATCTGCATTCTTTTACTAGCTTGTGGACCATTAACACAATATTGAAACAATTCGTTTTCTAATATATCATCCGTGCTTGTGCCCTCTGGTGGTTTAATATTTTGACAATTCTTTCTCCAGTCATTTAGTTTAGCTCGCCAATCTTTTGGTTTAATAGGTTCAAAATATATTCCTGTTTGCTCCCAGATTAAATTTAAAACTTCTTTTTGTGTGGTCATTAATTTTAGATTGGGTATAACAACTTCTATCTTATCATCGTTAGGCATAACAACATTAAATCTATATTCTGGTTGTTCGTACTGTATGATTTGAAAATCTGTAATGTCTGGAAATACATTTATACTATCTGATTTTACACCGAATGGTCTTGAGTAACAAAGACTACGCATACAGTTATCTTTAATTGGATCTTCATAACAAGTGTGTCCTGCTGTATCTTTAGTCCAAGCGTTTATTTTATTATCTAGTTTTGCTTTGTCCCACGGTTGTTGTAAGTATTCGTAGTTTGCTTTTGATACAAAGTCTGCCCATTTATCTTTGTATTTCTTTTTTGCAAAGACCATATAATTGTACATAAATCTATCTCTACCATCGTCTAATTTAGATTTAGAACATAAAGCTAGGCAAGGTGGTCCATCATTAAACTCTGGATTTGTGCCAACTAAAATATTTCTATGTGTTTCATCAACTAGGAAGTCTAATTTTGTTTTATTTGTTTTTGATCTGTTAGCAAAACCAACAAACTGTTCTAATGAAAGTTTATTATTATCTTTATCAACTGCGTATCTTTGTGTGTCACTATTATTATAGTATGGTAAATTAATAAAGTTACCTGGTTTTACGTTGCCTTTGTCATCTTTCTTTAGTTCTTTCTGCTTTGGAAAAATTTCTGTGGTAGGTTTTAATCCCAGAGGCAGAAGAAAAGATTTTAATGCCTCTATTAAATCCGTTGTTGGTATTGGTTCCTCCAAGAACAGATAGCAATGTAGTCCACCACTTTTTGATAGTAATGGTACAATAGGGAGTTTGTATTGTTGAAATAATGCTAAATATTTTTCTGTTTTAAAATCTTTGTAATTTTTTGGATCTATATCAATACAGCCAAATTGTGCAGTGCCATCTAATCTACAAGGTTGTATACCTATTGATATCTTTCCGTTTATGTGATTCTCGTAGTCTTTTGCTGTAACAGGTCGACCAGACCATTCATAATCAGGTTTTAATTTGTTTTTTTCAGAGTCTAGTGTAACTTTGGACATATCGGCGATACCGAAGTCCCCATCATATCCAGAAAATAATTTTATAAACTCATTTACCATAAAGATCCCTTGTAAGGCCGGTTCCAGTCTCCCATCCCCGGCCTCATTTTTCCTAGCTAGAAACTAGTAATTAGCTTTATCCTCTGAAACTGTGGCAGTTTTTTGCTGCGCGTTTTTCAATGAGTTATAAAAATCACGGGCCATTTGGTATAGTCCAACGTCATCAACTTTCTTTACCATAGTTATATTATAACCGTGCCAACTAAAGTTGCTGCCTGCATTCTCTACAGATTTAAGTCTATATACTCTTGAGAACATAGGTGCTGGAATAGACTTGCCAGTTTTTGGATCTGTCTCAAATTGATCTTCCATCAAAGAGTTCCATCCTCTGCTGACCTTTAACTGAGTAGACTTCATAGTCATCAAAGCCTTCTCAGGTCTTTCACCGTTTATAATAACAAAGTGGTTAGCTGTCTTGATAATCTCATTACCATTTGACAACACGTCTTTGTTACTATTGTTTTGAGTAGTCTCTTTTAAAATTTCAGGACCCCTATCATTACTAATAGGTCTGCCCTCTCTTCTTTCAAAAGGTGCCCACTCTGGGTAAGTCATTTTGTAGAATACAGGTATGACCTCTATTCCTTTCTCACCATCGTACAGTTTTTTCGTGACTGTATTGTAAAACATACCAGCTTCTGCCCCATCGACATACTTGGCGTGTTTCTTTTTTGTTTCGTCCGAACCACTTTGTAATAGTTTTAAGAAAGGTAAGGCTAGATCACCTTTATCCATATTCTCTAGACCCATTCCTGAGTCTGCTACAAAGTCAAGTTTTGCAAGTGCTCCACTTTGTTTTGTCGTAACGTTTCCTGTTTCTTCGCTCATATTATTTGCTCCTTGTTATTTTTGTTTTGTTTCCCTTAAACAGATTAAAGTGTTCAGAGGGCAACTCCTGATTATTTTCAGAGCGCTCTCTGAACAACGCTTTGAGTGTCATAGGTTCGACTTTCAACTTTTGTGTTGGTTCCAAACCTTGACCTCGTGCAAGGTCAGCATATTCTGCCGCCTTGTTGTCTTCGCCACGACCAAAGGAAACAGTAACCTCATTTTTAATAAGATCACCCAGGCCGTGCTCTCGAAGCCAGTTAAACGCGCCATCTTTTTTATCTAATGGTATTGTGGCGCTATAAACCTCTTTTACTTCTATTGCAGATCCATCAGCAAGTTTCATTGTTTTTAATTTTAATGCTCGCATAATCTCTGGTATTGCAACGTTAGAAATCTTGTCTGCTTTTTCTTTTTTTAATTTTAATCTTTCTTCATCGTTTTCTATTTCGTCCTCTAGTTTTTGTAATTCTATAACTAGTGTTGAAAGATTATTTACACCTGTAAGATTATCTACATCTTGTGGTGCATCTTCTATAAACATTTTTTGTAAATCGTTATCCATCTATGTCTCCTTTCTCGTATAAATTAATTTCTATTGGATAGTATTTTCTTTCTTGTTTGTCCCACTTTAATACTTTGTATTTTCCATTTGTTATATCAGATACAATAGAACACGCTACACCTATTATTGCAGGATCTCCAGTAAGTAGTAAATAATCTTGTGGTGTATATTCCCTTAATCCTTGCCTTAATTTCATAATTAGTGGACCAGGTGAAAATATTATTTGAGATAATTCTGGTAATAAAAATTTAAACACACCATATTCAGCTGCACCTAAAATGTTAATTTTTGGCTTGCCTTCTTTAGTACCAGCGATCTCTTGTATTACATATACTTTACTTCTTTCTGACATTGACAACACTATAAACTTTGTGATATAAAAGTCAATAGAAAGATGAAATATAAGTTTAAAACTAAACCTTACGCACATCAACTAAAGGCATTAGAAATGTCTTGTGATAAAGAAGTGTTTGCGTACTTTATGGAAATGGGGACAGGAAAATCAAAGGTTCTTATTGATAACGTGTCTATGCTTTATGACAAAGGCAAGATTAATGGTGTTGTAATTGTGGCACCAAAAGGTGTTTATAAAACCTGGTATGAAACAGAAATACCTAATCATATGGCTGATCACGTAGAATATGTGTCTGTATTGTGGCAATCTAATATTAATAAAAAACAAGAAAAAGAGTTATCAAAATTATTTAAAACAGGACATCAACTACACGTCTTAATTGTAAACGTAGAAGCATTATCTACTAAAAAAGGTGTAGACTTCGTAACTAAATTTATAACTTGTCACGAAACGCTGATGGCTATTGATGAGTCTACTACTATAAAAAACCCAGACGCAAAAAGAACTAAAAGCATATGTAGGTTAGGTAGACTTACAAAATATAGAAGAATATTGACAGGCTCTCCTGTAACTAAATCACCATTAGATTTATACAAACAGTGTGAGTTTCTTGACCCCTGGTTATTGGGACATCAATCTTACTACAGTTTTAGAACACGATATGCAGTGATGAAGACTGCAAACTTTGGTGGTAGATCTGTGCAGATTGTTGTTGGCTACAAAAATATACCAGAGTTATCTGATAAACTTACAGGGTTTTCTTATCGTGTTCTAAAAGATGATTGTTTAGATTTACCAGCGAAGACTTATACTAAACGTGTAATCCAACTTACAGACGATCAAGAGAAACTGTATTCACAAATGAAGAAAAGTGCACTAGCTGTGATGAATAGTAAACTTAGTACAACGGCTACGGCTATGACTCAACTTATGAGATTACAACAGATTACTTGTGGCCATTTCAAAGCTGATGATGGTTCTATCCAAGAAATAAAAAATAATCGTATTGTAGAACTTATGGACACACTAGAAGAGATACAAGGTAAAGTTGTAATATGGGCACATTGGAGGAACGACATAGCAACAATAGTTAAACATATCAAAGAAGAGTATGGGGATAATTCTTTTGTTACCTATTTTGGTGACACGTCGACAGAGGACAGACAGAAAGCTATTAAAAAAATACAAGACCCAAAAAGTTCAGTTAGATTTATTATTGGCACACCACAGACAGGTGGTTATGGTATTACACTTACAGGTGCATCCACTATGATTTATTATTCTAACGGATACGACCTGGAAAAAAGAATGCAATCAGAGGCTAGAATAGATCGTATTGGCCAAGTAATGCCAATGACTTACATAGATATTATGTGTGAAAAAACTGTTGATGAAAAGATAGTTAAAGCTTTACGTAAAAAAGTTAACATAGCTACACAGGTTATGGGAGAAGAATTGAAGGCTTGGATATGATTGTATTTAATAGAAATGATGGTGCAGACATACAAGAACAACTTACATATTTAAATAGTCTACCGCAATATAAATTGTTTAGACTAAGAGCTGTAAGAGAACAAATGAAGACTTACGATTTTTGGAATGAGAAATGTATTATTGAATTTAAAAAACGTACTTGTAACCACGATACTTTTCCTGATTTTATATTACAAAAAGATAAATACGATATGAATATGGAGCTTGCTAAAAAACACAAAATATCATTCTATTATCAAAATAAATTTGCAAATGGTAAAATATGGGAATGGGACATTACAGATATGGTTGAGAGAAATGATTTACCTAAATTAATAAATAAAGAAATGAATCGATATACCTACGTTGATAATCCTAATAAGATAGTAAAACAAGTTTATATGTTAAGATTAGATCAGGGTTATGAAATTTAATTTATAAACAGATTAAACAGACCTACAAGCGTTAATATCGTTGTAAATGCACCGCCAATAATCCAATAGATAACTGTATCTGTTTTCTTTTCTAACTTTCCTACATCTTGGTGTAAATGATCTATCTGTCTTTTAAAACCTTGTACATAACCATACAAAGATACTAAGTGTTCGCCAGTTGTTTTTGGTGGTTTACCGTTTGGCATTTTTACCCACCCAGTAACATATTGGCTCTAATATTTTTCTATATATTCTACCTAACATATGTGTTTTACCTCTAGACTCTTGTCTAATATCTATTGTTCTATGAACAGCTATGTGTTCTAAAATTTTTCTAATAATTTTATTTGTTTCTGCTACTTTTACAAGTGGTAAAAATAGTATGTGATAACCTTTTTGATATTCAGGTGCTAAATCTTTTGATTGTCTTAACCATATTTTATTTCTAAAAGAACCAAATCCGTAAGTTTTATTCATCATTGTGCAAACAATTTTTCCTCCTCCTGAAGAACCACCACTACCCTCAGCTGTATCAAATGGATTCTCTTGTATATTTTGTTCTTGAGCTGCAAAACCTGCATCAGAACCTATCTCTCCTTGGTCTTCACTACCACCAAAAGTGTCACTATCATCGCTACCACCATCATCTTGAAAAGGATCATCAAACATAGGCTCAGGTGATGGAGTAAAATCAGATATTGATTCTGTAGCTAATCCTGCTTCTACGTCTGCCTGATTAACACCTAAATCATCTCCAGCCCCTAATTGTTCTCCTACAGTATCTATCTCACCAATATCATCAAATGTTTGACCCTCACCTAAAGTTAAAGCTGTGCTTATTGGATCTACAGTTGTTACAGTTGGAGGAGTGTCTTGTATATTTCCAAACTCATTTTCTTGCGCGTCCACAAATGGATCTCCTGCTGCAAATAATCCTGTGTCTGGATCTATTGCCATTGTTGATGAAACAGACTCATCTGGTGTAAGAAGATTTATAGCGGCTTTTCCTATTTGAACTGTAGGTGATAAATTTATAATGTCTTTTAATGTTGTTGTTGGTTCAGGCACTGGAGCTAAACTATAAGCATTTGCATATTGTTGATCAACTAAATTTTTTTCCTCTTGATCTAAAAGTCCATAATCACTAGGTGAAGTATTATAAGTTCTTCCGTAAAATTCTTGTGGTGTCTCTATAACTCCTCGATCAATTAAGTCTGTCGATGTTCCTGATAAATCTAAAGCTGGTACTGTTACAGTTATCGGTGTATCAAATTCATCTATAGGATTTACGTTAGGTATTGTTACAGTTGTTTCTTTTGCAAGATCTCCTAAATTTCCTATTGTCCCTGGCATATCTGTTGCACCCGCATCTTGGAAAGTTGTATCGGGCGGACTTATTATATCCTGTATGTCGCTTGTTCCCTGTACCTGTCCTTGGCTTCCTACATTTACTAATGTGTCGACAGCTCCAGGTATTTGTGCTGGATCTGTTGTTGCTGGTGTATCCAACATAGGCAAACCACCACTATACAATTCGTATAAATCTGAAAGGTAATCATAAGATGTTGGATCAAATTGCACACCTTGAAAATCTGGTGCTTGTGCTAATAATTGTGGGCTTGTATCCGTAGCTGTTCGTAAACCAGTTACATCAACTTGTGGGTCTACTTGTGTTGGATCTATAATTAATGATCGTAGCCCTGTGTTTTCTGCCATTATGCTAACCCTCTTTGTCTAAGTCTTATTTGTTGTTCTTGTGGTGATAATAAAGCTTGTTCAGTTGGTGTCAATCCTGTTTGTGCAACAGGTATATTATTTGTTGCTAGTGCCTGGCTGCTAACTTGTGGTGTCACTGGTAAAGCTGATTGTCCTTGTGGATTTGTATCTGGTAAAAAGTCCTCTACGTTTAAATAGAAATCATCGTATAAAGTTAATTGATCCATAGCAGATTGTATGGCTCTTAGTGTAGGTTCTGCTTCTAAATAAACGTTTGGTATTCCAGCTCTTCTAGCGTTTTCATCAAACACATCCTCTAGTCTTTGAGATGGAAAGAATGGATCAAAGATACCAGAAGATAATTCATCATACTCAGATTTTAATCCACGTTTATCAAATATTTCATACATTTTATCTGGTGCCATTCCAATCGTATCTGCATTGTTCATCGTGTTTAACATTTTTTTTCTAGCATTAAATATTTGTTTGTTAGCTATAAAATATCTTCTAATAACATCAGATGCAGTTCTCATTTCTGTAACATCAATTTCACCTGTAAATAATCTTCTAGAGTCAGATACAGCTTTTTGATATTCAAATAATTTAAATGCCATAGATTTTTCTGGATTTACTTTGATACCTCTAAAACCGAATATACCTGCAAGTTCGTATGGTATTTCATATAGTTCTGATCCTCTACCTGGTTCCCCAGTAATCGCTTTTTTAGTACGTTGAAATGGTTGTGTTGTAGGTAATAGTGTTTTCCCAAGATGTTGCATAATGATGGCTATCTTTTCAGGTCCTGGTGTTTGTTCCGTGTATAATTGTTTGCCCTCTCTTGTTCTACCTTCTCTACCCCAGATATCCATAAACGCCTCTGTATAAATAGACTCTGATATAAAAGGTGATGCAGTTTCACCAGCAGCCTCTGCTATACCTTGTACAAAACCTTTAATTAAAACTTCATCGTCCATTACACCCTCTTGTATGTTTCTTAATACAGATTGAAATGGTCTTGTTAAGGTATCGTAGACATTATTTTTTGACCAATCGATATAAAATAAATCATCTGTTTCTGGATCTCTAAAATATATTTTTTGTGAACTTTTTGCCCAAGGTGCAACAAAATCATTAGCTGCATCCGCCTCTTCGTTTGATACACCAAAAATTGCTTGTGACCCTTTTACTAATCCATATGGTAGTACACCAGCAGCAATTGTCATACCTGCAAGCCTTTTTACACCAAGTGCTCTAAACCCAGGTGTTTTTAAATCTTTTAATCCTTGTTCAAAAATACCATAACCTGTTCTAAATATTTCAGAAGGCCAAGACATAAAGTTACCAAAAGGTGAAACTCTAGCTGCTCTTACAAACTCACCTACTTTTGCGTAATTAGGAACAGTATCTTGTACAATTCTAGCCACTTCTCTTTTTAATGCGGGAGAGTCAACACCCATATTTTTAACACCAGCAGCTGCATATTTTTCTGCTCTTTGAATAAGTTGTGTCTCGTAGTTTATTATTTTCCAGATATCATCTTCTGCAACGTATAAATCTTGCATAAGTTTACCTGCTTTTTTAACACCTCGGCTTACCCTTTTACCTAAAGTATTTAACATTGGTCTTAACACACTGTCTGTTGCAATATTACCCTCTCCAAATCTTATATCTTTCATAAGATTTCTAAGATCTCCAAGCCGTACATTTGTATTTACAACACCTAATTCTAAATATTCTCTGTATTTTTCTTGAGATAGTGGCTTTCTAGGTCCACCCACTTGAACCATACCAAAAGCATTACTCATAGCTTTTGCAAATACTTTTGGATTAGTAAACACCACACCATTTGCTAAAGAAAATGCACTAGAACTTAGAAAGTTTCGTATATGCGTAGGCACAGATAAAATTGTTTTTGCATATTGTGCACCAGCTTTGGGTGTTAATAATAAGTTACGCCAAGTCCAAGAAAATGTTTTACCTAACAAACCACCAGAGTCTCCACGCATAAAATTTTGCACTTGAGACACATTTGTAAAACCTTCAGCTATATCTTTTGTTGTGTAAGTGTTAGATAATCTGTTTATTAAGACACCATCTTTAAAATACTCTTGCACATAGTCATCCATCTTCACAATATCTGCGTTTGGACCAAATGCCCTTTTAGCAGCTAATGGTGTACTATGAAAAAAACCTCTTTGTCCTACAGGTGTATTTGGTGTAGCTTTTGCTTTCATCGCATCATCAACATCTAGTATCTCATCAAATAATTGATTCTTTCTTGCAACAACAGATAATCTATTCATACCCTCAAAGATTGAGTGTCTAACATCTTCAATTTCACCAAATAATTCTCTAAAAGCTTTACTACCTTTACCAATTACTTTTATTTCTTTTTTACCACCAGGTAGTTTTTTCTCTATAGTTTGTGCAAATGTTTTTAATGCAAATGGATCTTTTGCAGATGCAGATAAATCTTGATAAGCAAAAGTTGGTAAAGTATCTTTACCAGGGTTCATCTTTCTAACACCTTTTATAATATCGTTTACCATACCCTCAGCTTCAAGATCTGTGATTGGGTTTTTATTTTTTCTTGCATATCTCATAAATATTCTTTTAACCCTATCAATAGCATCTTGTGTTGGTGTATATTTGGAAAAGAAACCTGATTCAGCATTTTCAAATATTTCAAATGTATTACCAATATAATTTTTAACACGATTACCCATAATCTTTCTTAAATCTCTTGTAACGCCTGCCGGTAAATCTGCTTTAGCACCAGGTCCTTGTGCTGTAATTTCCAAGAGAGCGTTAAACTCACCACGTGTTTTACCTAACGCTGTAAAAATATTATTAGTAACTTCATTACCTTTAACAGCTCCCAGTCGCTTGTTTACAGTTCTTTTAATTTTTTGTATGATATTACGATCAACAGGTTTAGTTAAATCACCTGTAAATAAAGCATCATCTAATGTTTTTAAAAAACTTTTTCTTTCTTCTGCAGTAGATGCATTAAATACTTTTCTAAATTCAGGAAAAACTTTATCGACTTCTTTATCTATTCTAGCTACTTGTTCTTCTGCAAAATTAGTATCTCTCATACCTCTACCTTTTTGCAACTGTTTAGCTTCTGCTACTTCTTGTGGCTTTGCTCCTCTAAATCTAAAAGCACTAGCAAGTTTATCTAACGCTTTTTCCATTTGAGAATTACTGTACGCTAACTCTTTACCTCTTTTAGCTAATGTCTTTGCACCAAGACCTACACCATAAACAAACGGTGTTAAAAATACAGACTCACTACCAAATCTTAATCTGTTTGCTAATTTTCTAGCTGCATCGTCTGATGGATCAGATCTAACGTCTCTATCTAATTCTGTTGGTCCACCTTGAAATAAATCACCAAATGTTCCTATGTTTTCTACATCAGCAACTAATGTTTCTCCTGCAGCTCCTCCTGCAACAATAGCTGCAAACCTTTGTGTGCCAGATAATTTATTTAAATCTTTTGTTTTTTTAAATCCTTTCTTAAAATTATCGGCTTTAAAGTTTACATACTTACCGGCTTTTTTAGCTCGTACCGCTTTACTAGCTAGTGTTGTTGCAAGTTTTGCACCTGCTCCACCAGGTATACCTATTTGCACTAATGCCTCTGTGAGTTTACCCACAGCTCTTGATTGTGCAGTTTCTTCAAATATATTTATTTTATCAAAAAACATTTCTACATCTGCAGCAAGATCTGTGCCTGCTCCAAGATCAATAAGTTCTGCACCAAGAGATACAACACCTTCACCCACTTTAATAATACCTGATCCAATACCTGCAGCAAACGCAGTTGCACCGCTAACCTCATTATTATCTTCAGCCTCAGGCACAACATCTTCTGTATCTATGCCATAGCTTCTATTAATATCTTCTAAATTTTTTTGTTGATTTTGTTTTCTGTTAAGCTCTTCTGAGTCTATTAGAGCGCCTGTTTGAGGATCTACGACTAAAGGCATTATTAACTCTCTGTTCCATCAACCTTGCTCAATGGTTTTAAATTAATTGGATCTAATGGTGTTATTGTACCATCTGTTTCTTTTCTATATGCTTTACCATCTAACGGATTAAATGTAATACCACCCGATGGAAGACTTCTGAAATCAGGTGTATATCTCTTACTTTTATTATCGTAATTAAAATTTAATTGAAATAAAGGTTTGTTTCTGTGTCTCACTTCAAAGTTTGCTATATCAGTCGCGTTATCTCTTATTGGTGGTATTCTTGATTCACTATATGATTTTAGTTTTGCTGCAAACTGAGCTTCTGGTGTTTGTGCAGCATAAAAATCTTTTGCACCTTTTCTATTAAGCTGTCTTTGTAAGCCTGCTGTAACTGCAGCACCTTTTCGTGATGCTAATAATTTTCTTCTAGCATCATCTGCTTTTGTAAATGCACCGTATCCTACACCCAATGCCTCTGTTGGAGTTGCTCCTTGAGTTAATGCAAATCCTACTGGGCCAAAAGGTAATCTAGTTTTTGGTAATGGTGCAAATTGATTTAATGCATCTAATATAGCTTTTGTATCAGATCGTAACATCGCTGGATCTATGGGTCTGTTAGTACCACTAACCATTGGTTGATCAGCGTGTTTAGTTCGAGTCACAAGCCCGGTCATTATACCCTCACCTGTGGATCCACCTTTTCTAAACATTGGTCTTTTTAATATTCTACTCATTATCCTTTTGGCCCAAATATCCTTCCATAAATATCAGCACCCATTAAACCGAGACCTAAAGCGTTAGCTAATGGACTAGCTTGTGGTGCTGCTGCTGCATCTGATATATTAACAGCTCCTGCTCCAGGAACTAATTGTGAAATACCAGCGCCAAGCATTGATAATCTTCTTCTTGGATCATCGACAGCCATTTGTGCTGCTTGTCTTTGTGCATCCAACACGGCTTGTGTTTGTCCTTGTTGTTGTGCACCTAGTGTTCCAAGACCAGCTATTTGTGCTCTAGCTAAATCTTGTTGTCTTGCCCCTAAACCAGCTTGTAAATTTGCTAACCCTTGTTGATTTGCAAAGGCTTGTTGTCTAGCAGATTGTGCTTGTTCAAAACCTTGTTGTAATAATCCTGCTTGTAAAGCCGCTCGATTCCTGTCGCTTGCTGCATCAAACTCGGCTCTTTGAACTCCTTCACGGCCAC